CGAACCTCAAGGCGATTGCCACGATGTTCCGCAAGCTCAAGGATCCCGATGGCAACCCGGTTGCCGTTGATCCTCGCATCCTGCTGGTGCCGTCCGACATCGAGTTGTCGGCTGCGGAGATCATGGGTTCCGCTCTGCTCGTGGGCGGCTCGTCTGCGGCTCCTAACGTGAACGTGCTCGCCGGGCGGTATCAGGTCGTATCGACCAGCTACCTGTCCAGCGCCGAGGACTACTACCTCCTCGCCTCGCCGAGCGACATGCCGGTGATGGAAGTGGCGTTCCTGAACGGCGTGCAGAGCCCCATCGTTGAGACGGCGGAAGCCGACTTCAACACGCTCGGCGTGCAGATGCGTGGCTACTTCGACTTTGGCGTCGCCAAGGCCGAATATCTCGCCGGCGTGAAGGCTGACGCTTCGTGATCTGACAAACCGTGACCGCCGGGCGGGAGCCTAAGCCCGCCCGGCGGCATGATTCCAACCCAACCCATTTCCCAGAAAGTAGGTGATCCTCATGGCTGATTATGTGCAAGGCGACTGCCTGATCGACCACACGCCGTCTGCCGCTGTTGCGGCTGGCGCTGTGGTTGTGCTCAATGACCTCGTGACCGTGGCTCCGGTGGCGATTGCCGCCAACGCTCTCGGTGCTGTTGCTGTCGATGGTGTCTGGTCGATGCCGAAGGCGACTGGTGCTATCGGTCAGGGTGCTCTCGTCTACTGGGACGCCACGGCTGGCAACATCACCACCACGGCGACCAACAACAAGCGAGCGGGCAAGGCTGCGAAGGCGGCTCTGTCTGCCGACGCCAGCGTTCAGGTGTTGATCAACGTCGGTTGATCCCGTCCCGTCCCACTGCAAGCCGCCGGCGGCAGCGTTCATCCTTTCCGCGCCGCCGGCGGTCTTGTAGATCGAGGTGCCCATGTCCGACCTACTCGCCAGCGGTGCGGCTTGGCTCGCTGACCAGTTGTCGGCGGGTGCGTCGCGGTCTGTGCGTTACTACCGAGGCGCTGACTACGGCGTGGTCAACGCCACGGTCGGCACCAGCCGGTTTGAGTCGCAAGGCACGAGCGGCGTTGTTGAGCAGTGGGAAAGCCGTGACTTCCTAATCAAGGCCGGCTCGCTGCCGTTTGGCGAGCCGCAGCGGCACGACAAGATCCGTGAAACGCTCAACGGCGTGGACGTCACCTACGACGTCACCAGCCCGCGAGGCGTGCCGGTATTCCACTACGGCGATGCGTTCCGCCAGACGGTGCGTGTGCATACGGTCGCCACGGCGGAAGCGTCGGGCGTGCCTGCAACGCTCAGGCGTCGCTTCTGGGGGTCGTTTGCCGCCGAGACGATCACTGACGCACAGATCGTCGCCAGCCTCTCTAGCGACCTCGGCGGCACTCGGGCACAGACCCGCACGATCGCCGCACAGACTGCGTATATCTACGTCGTTCTTCCGACGAGTTTCGGCGTACCTGTCTTCGCCGTCAGCGGCCTGACGTCTTCCGCTTGGGAGACCACGCAGCGGACGATCACGTTTACCGGGCAGGCTGCGACGAGCTATGGCATTTACCGATCAACGTATCCGATCACTGGCACCGTCAATCTCGTGGTGACATGACGTATGTCAAGCATCAAGGGCACCAACGTACTCGCGCCGGTCGTGCCGTTCGACACGAGCGATACGCACGCATCGCACGAGGCAAAGTACGGCAAGGGCGGCTACCGCAGCGTGGCAGACATCGCCGAGAGGGACGCTATCCCGGCTCTGAGGCGAGAGGCGGGCATGTTGGTCTGGGTGATCGACACGCAGAAGGCGTGGCGGCTCAACGCCAACCTGACCACATGGACTGAAGTCACGGCAATCAACGAACCACAACTCTTAGACGGGGGCAACTTCTGATGAGCAACACCATTCGCATCAAGCGGCGCAACGCAGCCGGGGCGGTCGGCGCACCGTCTAGCCTTCAGCAGGCAGAACTCGCATTCAACGAAGCCGATTCGACGCTCTACGTTGGCGTCGGAACTGGCGGCACCGGCGGGTCAGCTACGACGATTCAGGCGATTGGCGGCAGCGGCACGTTTGCCACGAAGGCATACGTGACGTCTGCGGTAGCTGCCGTCGATGTGTCGTCGCAGCTGGCGAACTACCTCACCTCGGCTGCCGCTGCATCGACGTACCTTTCACAAGCGACGGCGGCCAGCACATATGCAACCCAGAGCAGCGTAAGCACGGCGATCTCGAACGTGATCAATGCGGCGCCGGCTGCTCTCGACACGCTCAAGGAACTGGCTGACGCTCTCGGGTCGGACGCTGCGTTCTCCACGACCGTCACAACGTCGCTCTCGGGCAAGATGGCAAAGGCGAGCAACCTGTCGGACGTGGTCGATGTTTCGGCGGCTCGGACGAATCTCGGACTCGGCACGATGGCAACGCAGGCGGCGAGCAACGTGGCGATCACGGGCGGCTCGATTGCAGGCATCGACTTGAACGGCGGGACGTTCTAAGTGTCAAACACTGTCCGCATTCTCCGAAGCACCACGGCAGGCGCGACGCCGTCATCGCTGGTGTCTGGACAGATTGCCGTGAACGAAGCGGACGGTCGCTTCTTCTACCGATCTGCGGCAGGAGTGGTGACGCCGTTTGCAGCGTCGCCGCTGGCAGCGTACACGTCGGCGGCGAACTTCCCAGCGACCGGCTCGGCGGCGTTGCTGTACCTCGACCAGACACGGTCTAGGCTCTATCGCTGGGTGGCGGCTGACGGCGTCTACGCTGAGATTGGCACGATTGGTGGCATCGACGACGCGGCTGACGGAGGCACCTACGCATGAGTTTTCCGGCGTCGCCTACCGTTGGGCAGCAGGCTACCGTCGGCGGTCGTCTGTACCAGTGGTCGAGCGTCAACACCTGGGACCTGGTCGGCAATGTGGTTGGTCACGCCGCCACGCACGCCGCAGCAGGGACCGATCCGCTTACACTCTCTGCGAGTCAGGTGAGCGGATTGGCGACTGTGGCGACGAGCGGCTCGGCGGCAGACCTCTCGGGCACCGTGTCTGATGCGAGGCTGAGCGGCAACGTCACGCTGAATGACAATCTGCGCTGGGCGATGCAGACGACATCGACATCGATTGACTGGTTGCCGCGCGGGCACGGAACCATCGGCAATGCCGGTACTTCCAGCGGCGGTCTAATGCTGGCGTTTTTCACAGCCCCTTATTCATTCACCGCCACCACCCTGACTTTCTGCACGGGCGGCACGGCTACAGCAGGGCTTTCGGTGTGTCGTTTTGGGCTGTTCACCGTGTCCGAGACGATCACCAATAGCACCACCGCCACAACGCCTGTTGTCACGCTGGTCGCACGCACTGCCAACGACACAACAATCGGCAATACGGCAAACACAATCTACTCCCGCACGTTCGATACCACTGGCGCCTACCCAGCGTCTTACGCCTTGGTAGGCGGGACGCGCTACGCGGTGGGTCTTATGACTGTCGGAACAACGGCTGGCACTTGGCAAGCTGGCACTGTGACGACAGGAGCGATCATGCGTGTGCCTCCGATGGTTGCTGGACTCGTTACCGGTCTGTCTGACATTCCCACGGCCCCAACCAGCGTGCCCAACGGAAACTTCATACTTTATGGGCGCATTTCATGATCACCACATATGTCGGCGTCATCAATGGAATGCACACTTGGGAAGTGCGTGACGACGCGGGCAACGTCATCGGCATCAATCAGCAGGCCGTGGAGCCTGAGTCGCCAGCCGTGCCCGCCAGCGTCTCCGCCCGCCAGATACGCCTGTGGCTGGTCGCTCACGGCGTGTCGCTCGCTGCGGTCGAGGCAGCTATCGACGCGATTCCAGACGCTCTCCAGCGGGACAGCGTCAGGGTCGAGTGGGAATATGCACCTTACGTCGAGCGATCCCACCCGATGCTCGTGCCGCTCGCAGCGGCTCTGGGGCTGAGTGAAGATCAAGTCGATCAGGCGTTCGTCGAAGCGGCGACGCTGTAGGGCATAGCCGGTCTAGTTTCGGGTGATGGCAGGGAAACTGTCGGCACCAGGAGCGGACCATGTCTACGTTTTCCCAGTTGCCGGGCGCACTCGCCGTCACTTTTGTCGTGGGCG